TCAAGGCGTGAGAAGTTGAGGGTACCTGTGGGCTGAATCTTACCAGTCTCAAGGCAGAATGGGTACACGAAGAGTTTCTCAACAGTGGGAGAAGCGACCGCGGAACCGGAGTGTGTGGTGTGGTAGTAGAGAGGTACAGTGTTGAAGTTTGGGTTGGCGAACTTGTAGTCAGCAACGTCAGTACCGTTGATCTGAAGCTTAAGCTTGTTATCATAGGTACCATCGTCCTTGAGGATGTTCACACCAGAGGCGTTAGCAGCCGCGAGGTACTTGATGGGATGGTTGAAGTTGAGCTCCTGGATCTTGACGCGAGAGGCAGTAGCCTTCTGGGTTTGGGTGATGATCATGTTTTGGGGAGTAGAGGCGAAGTAATCACGCTCATTGGTGTCAAGAAACGCGTAGTTCGCGTAGATATCCCACTTGAAGCTGTTATCAGCGGCGGCGGCACCCCAAGTGATGCGAAGCTCCACATCGTGGTACTGGAGGGCAATGAGAGGAAGGGCAGTCTGCCAGTTCTCACAGAAAGCGAACCTGAGAGGGTAGAAGCTCTCGTTGACTGCACCACCGTAGAGACCACCCGCGACCGACTTGGAGGTGGTGGTGGCCGAAAGGGTGGGGGCGATGAGGGTGGAGTAGGTAGAGTCCTGCTCATCAATCACCTGACCACCAATTAGTAATTCGACCTTGGAAATCATCGTAGTCCAATCCGCCACGGCTTGGGTTTTGAGACCATTGTTAGGAACAAAGTAGACATAGTTGAGAAGGTCACCCTTGCGCTCGAAGCGCACTGTGGACATACCACCGTTAGACACGTTACCCTGGATCACCTGACGTTCCACGGTCTGGGAGAAGTTTGTGTGACGCTTGTAGGTAGATCGAAAAAAACTAATCTCAGGTGAGCCGACGAGGTGCGCATCCTGAGCACCGACAGCGACAAGTTGGGCAATACCACCAGACATTTTATATTATATGGAGAGTTTATTTTTAAGCTTGGACATCCTACAAATCTGGGTTGAGATTTGTAGGAAGTTTAGTTTTTTTCAGGCTTTGTACTCAGCCGCAGTGATATGTGCAACCCACAAACGATGCCTTGTGCACCGCGTTTGCTTCATCAGTTTGAGTTCCATCAGAAGTGAGATATCTAATTTCATACATGGTTTCAGTAGCACCATCTGGGTCATTTTCCCATTGGATCTCACCATACTCATCGAGGACATTTACTTCCTCAGACCATACTTCTTGCTCGAAATCTTCCTCTTCCCGCTTTTGGTTTCTCACCATCTTCTCTTTATACAGTGTTCGTGTTTGTGATTCGTATTGCGTTTTACCGTATTCATTTAGATCGTTATATTGAGATTGAGTCACCTCATCAAGCAAATTGGAATTAGAAGTGGTATAATATGTCTCTATTTCTGTAATACGAGAGTCCTCGTCCAGGGTTTGATAAAATTCCTCGCTGCAGTCCCGTGTGTATCTTCTAACCCAGTAAGTTACATCTCCCATTTCTGTCACAACTCGTTTAATTGGTTGCGTTGGTGGGTTAAAGTCACAGTCCATGGTGGTTTTTGCCACAGTATAATTATGAAGAATGTCATCATCTTGTTTCATACCGTATCCACCCACGTTAGAGGTTGTTATATAATCACCTGATTCTAAATTTCCATTTATGTCACATACCCAAACAGAACCTTCACCCACAGAATTAATAAAAACTCTAGTGTCACCCAGTTTTTTATCAAAGACTGATACGAAATTACCCACACCATATTCTCTATTACCATTTGGATCTTCGGCATCTGAAACTACACCAAAACAGGTTTTATCATAAGCCACATTTGACAACGAAACGAGGGGAAGAGATTCGTTAATTGTTATAGCCCTCTTTCCCGTAATAAGTTCGGTATTTGATTGTGACATGTCATAGTATGTATTCTTATTAGCGGATACAACCATACCCTTATGATTCGTAGCGTCCTGGCATTTTACGTCATATACGAAACATCTATGCTGTCCGGTGAAATTCATTAGGTTGACGCGATCGTGGCGGATATAACCCTTGGTAGCACCATTAAAGTCAACATCTAGGTAGCTGTTACTGTAGTGCCTAAACCTCCAACTGTTGTTGTATCTCTGTAAGTAAATCATCGGCATAGCACTACTGAAAGAGGTTGTTATTATAGGAGTCGCGGCATGGTTTCGTGAGATTTCTATGGCTCCGGCAGAATATACCCGAAGGAATGTCCTATCGTCTCCACCCCCACCTGGCCACACCTGGATTCGTGCCTCGTTGGTATCCAAATACAGATGTGTATTACCACTAAGTCTACTCGCCACTTTGAGAGTACTAATTTGAGTTTCAACATATAGCACATTATTCGTGTTGTTGTACGACAAAGCAGAATCCTCGTAGAGTCTCTTGTAACCTGCGGTACTAGTTTGTGTAAAGGTCAGATAGCAAGACGTATCACCCGTATTATCATCTGAGATGTAGGGTTCCACGGTTATACCATCACTCCCGTTAAATGAGACACCGTTAATAGCTCTGGCGGTCGTCAATGTGGCAGCTGAACTGGCTGTGGAGGCGTTACCCACTAACGCCCCAACAAATGTAGTGGTAGTAAGTTTATTATTTGTGTTATCGTACGACAAACCAGCATCCTCGTAGAGTCTTTTGTAACCCGCGTCACTAGTGTTTGTAAATGTGAGGTAGCACGTGTTGTCACCCGTATCATACGATGAGATGTAGGGTTCTACAGTTATAGCAGCACTCCCGTTAAAATCCACCCCGTTAATAGCTCTGTTGGTCGTCAATGTGGCAGCTGAACTGGCGGTGGAGGCGTTACCCACTAATGCCCCAGCAAATGTAGTGGTGGTCATTTTCTGAGAATAAGGGTTATAATAAAGACCATTATCTACATTCATATCTAAATTTCCCGTGACAGTATCAACGAATGGTATATATCTATTCGCATTAGTGGTATAATCTTGATTTATTGTGACTGTAGAAGCAGCAGTAGCAAGACTCGCAGTACCAGTAACTGCCCCAGTAAGTGGCCCAGCAAATGCTGTAGCGGTAACAGTCCCCGCAACATCTAGGGCTGTCGTGGGGCTCGCCTTCCCGATGCCGACGTTGCCATTTTGTTCAATGTTCAAAAAATTACCACCCTGTGATCCCTCCACACGAAATATCGGGTATCCGTTCGCTTTATTTTCTAAAAATTCATACGCTTTAAAGTTAAATATCGGGGTTGTGCTAAAATCAATATTCTTCATTTTAAATGTAGAATGATAGCCGTTATTATCAATTCTCTCACTTCTTAATTCGACACCTAATCCAGCACTATTTCCTGTAGTACGGGCGTTGAAACCCGCAGTGGGATCATTCGTACCGATACCGACTATGCCCTGAAATGTGTTGATATTCGTCATGGACAACTTGTTATTATAACCCCACAATTTTTTTAGCAGTCTGGGACGCTCCTAAAAAAATTGATGTTTTGAGGTTCTGTGCACCAGACGCTCCAGTCGAAAAGATAATAGATCGATAAGTGTTTGTTGCGTCTGCAGCCAGAGCAACCTTATATATACCCTCTGTAGAAGTTACAGAACCTGTAATCTGCAAACCACCAGCGATCTCAACATCTCCTGGAAAGACCTGGACGTTCGTCTGTGCCATTTATAAGTTAATATTTTACGAATCTAATAGTTAAATATTATTTCATCCGAACCACCTTCTGTGAATTTTACCACTCTACCATTTGTATGTGATGAGAGATATTCAACAAATATATCGTAATATCCAGCACCCACGATAGCCTCATTAGCCTTAAACGTCACTGTAGTTCCATTGGATGTTACCACAGTATCCCATGGTGCTCCACTCTGGCCAATTATGGTTGTACTACCTAACGTTATAGTTCCCGGTGTACCACCAGTAATGTGACCACCACAACAATCCTGTGAAAAACTACTTACTGTAGCTGTAGCTTCAACTAAAGTTGCGTATATTTTTGCCTGAAATACATGGTTTGAGAAAACGACACTAAACGTCGCGTTAGCTATTGAAGCATTAGTTGGTAAAGTTCCAGTGTGAGAATATGTCTTCCTACAAGTACCCGCCCTATTTGTAATAAGACCACCGTGTGTGTATACATTGGAGGCGTGTACATTTGTTTGTGTACTTATACCACCAGCAACCTTTAGGGAGCCTGTTGTAGTTGTGACGGCTTGAGTTGTATCCGTTACGATAACGCTTCCGGATGACATATCCGCCGCGAAGACGGTCTTAGCAACCCCAATGCCACCCACAACCTGTAAGGCACCCTGGTTCGTAGCACCAGCATCTGTAGTATTCCAAACCTTGGTAACACCACCAACATTTAGGTTTTCTTCTATGCCCACACCACCTATTGTAACAATTAAAGCACCGGTGTCTTTAGTTGTAGATGTAGTATTATCAGTTACTGTGACACTACCGGATGACACATCCGCTGCAAATACAGTCTTGGCAACACCGATGCCACCCACAACCTGTAAGGCACCTTGGTTCGTAGCACCAGCATCTGTAGTATCAGTTACTGTG